ATGTGTCTGTGTGGATATCCCAAAAATGATACATCATATTCATCACCTGTTGCAAGACTAGGATCATCTAGTGCCGCAGGATACTTGTGGATACCTTCTTTTCTAAAGGTTACCCAAATCATTCGCTTTGCTTTTTGCAATGCGTTTTCTTTGCCTTGTTTCATATCTTCTTCTCTCATTCTACGCCCCATATAGTCGTAATAACGTTCTTGTTTCATTATAGCACCCTTTACTTCCAGTGTCAATCATTATCTACGATATCATCATTTTCATATTCACGCCAAGGTGTAAATTTTGAACGATCCATTAGGTCGTGTATACTGTGTGTCCAAACACCTGGATTTGTTGCTTTAAAACCTTTATCATCAATTTTAAGTGTAGCGTTGTACCCAAACTGTTCAATATAAGGAATAGGTACACGTAGTTGCGGAATAAAGTTATCGTATTCAGTAAGACCACTTTCAAGAAAGTCTTCCGCATTTGCAATTGGAATGTCCAAAGTGCAACAAATGTCATCATCTAAGAAATGTTGGATCATAGTCTCCCAGTCATTATAGTCTGAATCTTGACTTGGTTGAAAACTGTGATTTGCACCAAAGAAGATATGTTCGCAATTGTTCTTTGAGTACTGTTCGTCAATTTCATCGACGCTTTGAAGTCCTGTTACAAACAATGTTTTCCTACCATATGCAGGAGTATGTTCTACTTCAATACCAACAAAATATGTTGCGTCACTGCTTGTGCCTTGTTTGTATGATCTTTTCATAATTTATGCCTCTGTCAGTTCACTTTCTAGTTTATCCAGTTCAGTATCTTCTCTGTCGTCAGTCCAAGGAGTTTCTTCATTGCCCTCATCATCAACTTCAACGAACAACGAATTTGAAATGTTTGTAACACCTCCACGTAGTCTTGCGCCTTCTAAGTTTTTAAGGAAACTGTCGCCTTCTTTAATCATTGCGAACGCTGCCTCTTTAGTTGGCTGCTCGAACAGTTCTTCAACAAAGCGATCGAAATATAAGATGTTACGTGGTACCCAATCTGAATACTCATCACTCTTATCTGCTTCTTTAACTTTACGCCATAGTCTCCAATCTGGTCTTGCTTTCTTAAGTTCAATATCAGTAAGTTGATTAGCACGTTGTACTGCTACAATGTGACAGTAAACATTATGTGCCATCATTAATGCATAACCAAAACTATCCCAACTAGTTTTACCTTCTTTACCAATCTTATTCAGCATACCTGGAGCATAATGACAAATGTCAGCAATGCTTAATCGTCTGCCAATTTCACTTTCGAATGGAAATGGAATGTCATGTTGATTAGCAAGTGCTTTATTATCTGGAGCCTTGTCCATAATCACTGACCAACGTTTTGCTGTGTGTTGTGCATTTGTATAAACAAGTCCGTGTGCAGTTGCAATAAACGGACTAGCACAGTCAAAACTTTCTGTAAAGTTTTCGTTGATATGTTTACGCACTTGTCTTTGAATACTAGTTAAGTAACATGACCAATCAAGTTGTGCAGTACCTAAGAAGTGCATCCAGTCCTTGCCTTCTAGCATACCATCAAATTTCATAGTGATTAACCTACGTAGTGTAATAGGCATTTTGCACATATTAGCACCACCCATTGCCCAGCCTTCACATGCTTTATCGCCCCAAACGTTTGGATCGGAGAACTCTTTAACACCTTCGTACCACCTTTCAGCAGTATCCCAGTCTGATCCTTGTAAAACGTTTAAGAACTTTGTAGCACCAAGTCTACGTTCTAACCAATACTTGTTGTTAAAACGTGTTTTATCTAAACAGTCTTGAAAATCTTTAAGTCCTGTTTTAGGAGCATGAATATGATCACAAGCCCAAGTCGGAACATCAAGTAGCATTGACCAATCTGCTGTAAGCTCTAGCCAATTTAGAATATCATCACGTGTTTTGTTTGCGGCAGCACCTTCAAAGTTTAGCCAATCAAATTTAAGAACACCTTTACCAACCTGATAACCACCCGAGTCACCTAGTATCATAGTGTTATTTCTATCACGTTCTTGTACCATGGCATCTTGTACCATAGTCTTTTCTAAGTTTAATTGTGCATGACCTGCGGAATACAAACCATATTTGTATGTGTAGTATCCTGCGTCTGCATTAAGGAAGTTCATTCCTTCTATTCCACGATCAAATCCTTTAGGAATACGATCGTTTGGAACAAACTCTCCTTGCCTTTGTTTAGCAATATATGTGCTAAAGAAAGAACTAATTGCTGGTAGATACACAGCATAGTCCTTCTGTAACGGTGTTAAATTTACTGGTGCTGTCATATTTTTAATTTCCTGTAATTGCGAGATAAGCCAACCAAGGTACAAGCCAAGGATAAACTAGATGTTCTATAATTTCGTATATAACTAGTGCTGTAAGTAGTATTGCCCATATTCTCGATGTCTTTGCTTTATTGCTAACATAAGTAAACACCTTTGAATGAAATCTACCTATCCTATCTATTATACCTGGTTTCATAATATTATTTAGGCCGCCTGTGCTGGAATAATATATTTGTATGAAGCAATCCCGCTGTCTAATTCAATTTGAATAGCACCTTCGTTGCTTAGACTCATTTTAGTGTTGTTTACATCTGCAATTTTTAAAATTGCAAGTACACTTGCTACAGGCCATGTCCAACCTCTATCCAATGTTCCTTCAACATCTTGTGCAAATACAAACTCACCACCATGCGATGATGCATCACCAAAGATAAACTTTAAGTTAGTACCGTCAGTCTTTGCTAAGAATGTAGGATGTTCGCTGTTAGCGCCTGCTTGGAAATTAAAACGCTGTACTGCTGGAAGTGAAGGACTTACTTCTACGTCCCAGTTAACACCTCTAAACTTAACAGTTTTCATCTTTTCGTTGATATGCTCTGTAAGCATAAACTGATAAGAGTTTTTAAAGTCTGCGTCTTTGTTTACAAATTCTAATCCTGTAGGAATAGTTGCACCATTGCGTTCACCTGACTTTACAGTAATTACAGCATCTTTTTGATACTCACTACCGTCAAGTAAATATTTTAGTTTTTGCAACTGCGGCATACCAAATACGCCAATCATATCCGGATAAGGATTATGTGTAGTTGCTTCCATGATAACTGATCTGTCATCAGCCATTGAAAACATAGTAGTTGAATCTTCTTCGCCTGTAATTTTTACAGTTGTAAGAAAGCCCAAGTTTTGTGTATGTTCCACAATATCTTTTAGAATGTCTTTCATTATAGAGTTCTCCGTTTGTTAATATACATTATATTTAGGTTTATGTTTAATTGCAAGAGTTTTTTTAACCAATTTAATCAAAATCAAACAATTTGTTAAAGTTGTTATCACTTTTTGTAGAGCTGATATCCCACTCTAACACACCAATAAGGTTGCCTAGCTTTTCATCAATTACTGAATTTTCCATTTCAGCATCGTTGAAAGGCAGTTTTTTAAACCATTCTGGCAAACGTAATTCATCTACAGGATACGCAACACTAGTGAATCCCATAGGGTTATCTTTAACTTTACAAACAATTACTTTCGCACCATCTGTAATAGTTATGGAATACTTGTCATCTTCCATACGCTTCAAGGTATTCCAATTAATACTTGCACGAACATGTCCAGGCATATTTGCTTTACCTTGTTTCTTTTCTTTGTTGCCGTACTCAGTAATCTTGTTTGCACGTTTAGGCGAACCTTTCTCCCAACCAGGTCTTGTTTTAAATTCAGTTCTAAATTCTGTAATGTAATCTAGTACTTCTTGTTGTTCTTTACCTGCTAGTACCATTTCTAATACATTGCTCAAAAAGTCTTGAATTACAACAGGAGTATCAGAACGTTTCAAATCTAAACCCATTGCTTTAATCTTACCTGGCTTTCCGTCTATGTCTACACGTTTACCTTCTACATCATAGTAAAGAACTGCATATCTTTTCTTTGTAATAAACAGACCTTTACTTGCAACAATCTCTCTTGCTGCCGCAATAACATCTGATCTGCTTTTAGGACAATGGAAAGTGTCAGACATAAACTTAGGAAATGTAGTATTTGCTTCATCGCAGATTTGATCATACAATGCCATAACACTATCTTTATCCCAAGGAATTTTTCCTTTATCAATCTCTTCTTTTAACGTACTATATGCACTAAAGTAAGATGAGTCAGTATCACCATACACAATTGCTTTACCTGTATGGCTGTACTCTCCTGTAATAATCTCATTAACCTTTGCACTCATGTGCTTAACAATCTGCCTACCTGTAAGTGTAGTAGACTGTCCAATACGGTTATCAAAGAATCTACAACCTGGATTAAGAATAGCACCATACAAACTGTTAAGTAGAATTTTTTTAACAAGTTGTCTTTTTGCCCAGTACTCTTCTTCAATAGGATTCTTTGCTTTAATTGCATCACGCATCTTTGCCTGCATTTCTTTACGTTCTTTATACCAACGTTTTAACAGTCCAGGAATAATGCCTTCTTTTTCATACGTAAAGATTGTACCATTAGCACTTAGCATCCAAGGTTGATTGCTTTCGTAAATTAAATCATATACTTGTGCTGCACTAATTGTATCACTTTTGTCGCTGTCCTCCCAGTCGATAGTAATCTGTCTACCTACTTCACGTTCCATAACAGAGTCAAACTCAACAGAACCAAATTGGCCTTCCCAAGCATTTGCAAAACTTTTACCTTTTGCCATTTCGCCTTCAATACGTGCTTTTGTTCCATCTTGCCTTAGTTGTCCTACAATTGTTTCAGGACCCATGTTCAACGCTCTAATAACAGACGGATATAGTGAATTCAAGTCAACACTACCAATCCATTCATGAATACCCTTTTTAGGATATGCAACATAAGCACCTGCGGCAGGCTCACTACCTGGTTCACGTCTTACTCTATTAGGAACAATAAACCCACGTCTGTGTGCTTCGTTAATAATACCTTGTTCTGTAACAGCAACAGCACCCATAGTAGTTTGAATGAGAACAGTATTCTCATGTGCAACAGTATTAGCAAGATCAATAAATTTAAGTTTCTTATCTAGTTTGTCAAGTAGTGCAGTATCTTGAATGTTGTATTCAATAAATGTTCTAAAGTCGTTGTTGTAAAGTGAATCGAGACTGCCTTCATAAACAGTTTTCTTTTCACCTATTTCTAGTTCGCCGATAGCATCAAGTCTATATGTATGACGTTCTTCATAGTTATATTTTCTATACAGTTCTAGTGAGTCAACATGCACCCTACCAATTAAATCATATGTGACAGATGTTTTACCAAATTTTTCGTACTCACGTTTTTTAGGATACTGATTCCAAAGACATAATCTTTTTGTATCTTCTTTGCTTAAGGTTTTTGTAATTCTATTAACTGTGTACGGAATATCAAAGCCTTCACTGTTCCAGCCACTTAGTACATCAGCATCTTGTATAAGATCTAAAAATGCATCTAGCATCTCGCTTTCTTTTTCAAACAGAACAACATTGTCAATACCTTCAATGGTTTTCTTTGCTTCTTCCATTGAAAGTGTCTTAGGCGGAATAGCAAGACATACCATTGTTTCCATCCACTGCATGTATACAGCAATTGAAGTAATAGGCATAAATGCATCTTCAGGAGATGCATAACCTCTTTCAGGATCAAAGTCAACCTCAATATCAAAAAACGCAACGTTTAATTTAGGTGCGTCTTGATTGAGATAATTGTCCTCAAGCATTCTATAAATTGGATTGATGTCACTTTCGTAAAGTTTTTTGTTACTGTGAATAGCAAGTTCTTTACGAAGTTCTTTGATATTTTTACAAGTTACCCTTGATAATGGTTTACCATAGATGGATTTAAATTTTCCTCTAGGATCTTCGTAATAAAAAATATGTCTGGGATTGTATTCTCGATAATGACGTTTGCCTTTATCGTCACGTTCAACAACGTTGATAGTGTCTTGCCCTCTGTCATAGAAAGCGTCTACGTAACTCATGTTTTCTCCTGTATGTCACTTCTGGCTGACAAGTACCTAATAAGCAGTTTATGGCCTGCGGTTACCTTCTTCATTAATACTTATCTTTCTCTTTATAGTGAGTATAGCAAACCGGCTATACCAACACAACACAACACAAGGTTGGTTACAATTAGTGCAGGCTCGTTCCACATACAACTTACTATGAGCCACAGAAAACTACCTATTACTAATATTAATGGTCCTAACGGATAGTATCCTAAAGCGTTAACCCCAGTTCCAAGTATAAGAACAACAGTAGCAGTCCATTTTAAAAATATATCTGATTTTAATATCATACATGTATTATACGATATTTTTAGGTTGATGTCAAGTACTAAATTATATTAAGTGCAACAAGAAAGCCAAAAACGTTTATACATGCAAAGTACCCTGTTAGTAGCATAACCCAAGCAGCACCACGTCTTACTGATGCGTAGCACTGTGTTACACTACCTACAAAGAAAAATGGATATATAATAACCATATTTGGATCTTGTGCATTAAGAGCAAGTGTTAGACTTGCTATTATTGTAAAGATAAAACTAACTAGCTCAAAACCAAATGCTGTGGTATCTGACTTATAGCTGTCTATCCAAAAGCGTTTTATCTTTTCCAATTATTCACTCTCGGTATTACCGGACGGTAAATTATTTGTGATTCCGAGAATACCTTCAATGTCTTCCCACTCTTCTAAGTGTTTAGCCCAATCGTCTTTGTGAGCAATTTTAATTGCTTTATTAATTACTGATGGTTTGATCTGTAGTTCTTCTGCTACTGCTTTTACAGTATCCTTAAGACCTTCATTAAGATCCTCTACTTCACGTAGAACATTTGAACCTTCTTTGATCAATCTCTCTAGTTTAGCCTTTTCTTCTGGCCCGTACATTTTTGACATAAATTATCTCCTGGTTGAAGTACTATTATATAGTCATAAAAAAAGCCAGTCAAGTTAATAACTGGCTTTAGTTTAATTTTGGTTAATTCTTTTTATCTTTTTTTGATTTCGTTATCGCAACAAGAACATGTTTTGCCTACTTCGGACATGTTGTGATCGCCACCGCAATGATCGCAGTCTGTACCACAACCACATGTTGCTGCACTTGCTTCTGTAAGAGTATCTTCTGCCATAACGTCATACATTTCAAAACGTCCGCCGTTGCGTTCGTAAATCATGCCTGCAAAAATTTCTGCTTTGTTTGACTCTTCAACTTTTGATGTAGCAACTCTTTGAGCCCAGTTCCAAAGTGTTTCGTCAACTGGATCAATTTGTTGTTGTCCGCCACTTTCTTTTACAAGTTTCAGCATTTCAACAAATGACATTTTTGAAGGATCTTTGATAACTTCAACTGATTCGTTTACAGATCCTTTTTTGTTTTTAGCTGACTCTTTCATTTCTCCCATACATGCTTCGATCATTTCTTTAAGTTTCTTTTGATCACAGTTAGGATACTCTTTGCAGATTTCGGACTTCTTCATGCCTTTACCACACATTAATAAAACTTGTTTCTTGCTTGGTAATTTTTCTGCTGTAATTACTTCTGCAGCCTCTTCGACTGATTCTTTCTTTTTACCAAAGAATTTCTTTTGCTTATCTGACATTTCTTTTTTGCCTGACTTCTTGCCGCCTTTAGCATCTTTAGCAGCTTTCTTCATTGGCTCTTTCTTGTTACCGTCTTTGTCTAAGTCTAAAAAGTCTGGCTTACCTGCTTCAGCAACCATGTCGTCGAACTTAGCTCTAAATGACTCTTCTTTCTTATTAGATGCTCGGAACTCTTTAGATACTTTAACATACTCGTCGCCTTTCAAACCTTCAACATCTTTGTTATGAGTTTTCTTTAACCAACGTGCAAATTCTGTATCTTTGTCTTTTGCGGATAGCTCTTCGTTTACAGTTTTTGCAACTTCGTCATCTGATTCTTTTACTTCTTTGGACTTAGAATCTTTTTCAACTTTAGCATCTTCTTTGGCTTTTTTCTTTTTAGGTTTCGCAGCACCGTGTTCTTCTAGTGTAACAATTTCCATGTCTGCTGCTGGAACTTTCTTTTCTACACCGTGTTTAAATTGTACATCGTACCATTCAACATTACCGTTGTCATCTGGAATAGCATGACTTTCGTAAACTGGTTTACCTTTACCATATAATGGATGGTTAACTGTTGTTGCACAATCGTGGTCTTTTGAATGGCAAAGTTCTCTAACTTCGTCATCAGTGTAACCTTCGAATGTAACTACTTTTGGTTTATAATCAACACCTGCTACTCTTGCTATACTTTCTAGAGTACCGTCAAATGTATTTGAATTTTTTGCTTCCTCTCTTGGAAGTTTGTTTAATAAATTTCTAAAGTCCATGATGCTATCCTTTTAAGAGCTCCCACTCTGTTGTTAGTTTATCTCGAATACTTTCGCAAGTCCCAGCTTCGTATTCTCGTTCTCCTTTATTCATAGCATTATCTGCCTGAATCTCATACTCCATTTTTTCACGAACAGAGTTGATGTGATCGTTTGAAATAGTAATATAACTGCTAATCCAACCGTCTAATTCGTCACCTTCTTCGATCATTTTATAGAGCGCAACGGCATTCTTAGCTATATTAGCTAATTCTGATTTTGCCATCTCGGCTTCGTGATCGGGCTTCTTTTCCATACTAATA